CCATTTTCGCTTCGTTCTATATTCTGTAAAACTGATAATGTATTTTCACTAAGTCCACTTAATGATTGCATTGTAGATATTCCTGTTTCAATATCTCTATCTGCACCGAACTTAACGTTAGCATTGTCTAATACGTTGCTAACCAATGTACCACTATCTGTGCTACTAAATGAAGCATTTATCAAGCTAGTGTTAGCTAATTTCATAAATCCGTCACTTGAAACAAAATCTGCAAATGAGTTGTTTTTATCCGGGTAACTTAGGTTTATATCTGTAACGAAACCAACAAATAAATCTTTATATGAACTGCCACCGTCTGTTGTTGCGTCCACGTGTATAGCTATCATTGGTTCAATACCCGGTGAATATGGACTAGATGTATTTGTATTTTCATATTTACGTGCATTATTTAAAAGTCTTACGGAACAATTACCTGCAAAAAAACTATCTGTGTCCCTTGATCTACCACGATTTATACTTACACTTTGTACATCACTTGTTACATCTGTAAGTGGTGTTGCACCACCTAGTTCTGCACTATCTAATACACCACGTACTAAATCGTCTAATGTAAATGTATTTTGAGTAAAACCTATGCGTACACGTACTGTTGGTTGTGCCATTATGAAAGGTTTATAATTCTATTCAAATTACCGTCTGTACGGTTAAATTCTTTTAATCCTTGTACAACTACATCTTTTGCGTCTTGTGGGTTTGTAACAGCACCATTAAAATTAACAGTTAAATTTGGTTCACCAAATGTGCCTAAACCACCCATACCAGATATTCTTGCTGCACCTCTAGTAGGATCACCACTAACTTGATTAACTGCACTTGCTACTTGTTCTACAACTTTTTCTACTGGTGATTTAGTTTTTGCTTTATTATTTACAGTTGGATCTACAATATTGTTTACATTATCAACTGCTTCACCAGCAAGTTGTGCAATTTTATCAAGTGCCATTTCATATTTGCCGTCTGCAAGTTTTTCTAATGCTTCGTTGTACCTTTCTTGTGCTTCTGCAAGTTGTAGCATTACATCTACATTATTTGTTGATACATCATTTAATTTATCTTGTGCTTCAGTTACTTTTTCGGTAGCTGTAATTTCTTTTTCACGTAATTCTTCTTTACGTTCTAATAAATCATTTATACGTTTTGCAACATCTTCTGCTTCTCGTTGTGCGTCTGCTAAATCACGTTCAGCGTCTTCAACATTTCTATCAGTTCCTATTGCTTCTTGCCTTAATTGATTTAAACGTTCTTGTGCAAGTCGTAGTTCAATAGTTTTTATTTCACTTCCGTCTTGTTCATCTGTTAAACGTTGTACTGCTTCTGCTTGTCTAAGAATTGCTAAACGTTCTTCATCAGTAACTTCTTTAGATTTTTCTTTTGCTTTAGCTAGTGCGTCTTCTTTATCTTTAACATCTTGATTTGCTAATGCTAGATCATCATTGGCCATAGCAATAGTTTCGTCAATATCTAATAACGATTTGTTTATATCTACTAAATCTTCTTTTGCACGTTGTAATTCTTTTGTTGCAGATTTTTCACGTTCAAGAATTGATGTAATTCTGTCCCTAGCACTAAATAAAGAACCTAAGTTTGGTAATAAATCTTTTTGAATTGCTTCTGCTTCTTCTTGTGCAACACGCATAGCTTCCCTGCGTTCTGGTATTAAATCCATTAGCATATCTTGTTCTTTTTGAATTGCAGTTGTGCCGTCAACAATAGCTGGGTTTAAATTTTCTTTATATATTTTTGCGTAGTGTTCTGCCATAGCAGCACTTCTTTGTTGTTGTATATTTTTTGCTTTTTCTTTATCTGTATATTCTTTTGTTGCGTCTGTAACTATTTGATATGAACTACCAACACCGTCAACTTTTACGCCATATTTTTCTGCAATTACATTACCTGCTTCCATAGCGTCATTACTATCATTAACACCACCAACCATAAATTCAATAACACTAACAATTATGTCAAATACTTTTGCTAATGCTTTAAAACCATTTTCTAACATTGGCAATAATACTGGTGCTAATACTTGAAATAAATCTACAACCCTTTGTATAATCGGTGCTAGTTCTTTCATTATTGGTGCAAAACCCTCTGCTAAATCTGAAACTAATTCACTAATAACTGGCATTAAATCTGCTGCAACTGGTAATAGTTCTTCACCTAAATTTGCTTTTACTTCTTTTATTTCTGCTGAAACTCTACGACTAACGTTAGCAAAACTGTCCTGTGTTCTATTTAGATCACCTTGTTGTACTGTTGTCTTTTTAAGTAATAATTCATAAGTTGCTAATGCTTTTTCTTGTTTTGTAAGTTCTTTAGCTGATGTTTTCCCGGTCATAATAAACGCTTGTGTTTGAACGTCTTGCTGATTTATGGCGATCCCATAAGTTTTTAACGCCTCATTTTCTCCGAGAAGTGCTTTTTCAAATGCTTTTAATACTGGTTCTGCACCACCTTGAACGTTGCTAAACGAAGCAACATCACCAGCAAGTGTTGCCATTTTCATAGATAAATCAGCAGAAGCGTCTGCCGTAAAATCAATACCTTGTAAAACTGCACCAGAAGTAGCTAATAATTGTTGTAATTCAAAATCTGCTAGACCAGCACTATTTGCAAACCCCTCAACAAATTTACCTGTACGTTGTGCAGCTACACCAAATGTTTCATCAAATGCAGCAGCAGCTTCGTTAGCGTCTGAAGCAGTTTGTATTGCTTGTACACCAGCTGCAACAGCAGCAGCACCAACAACAGCAAACCCTGTAGCAGCAGCAGAACCAACTTTACCTATACCACGACTAAATTTACCTAATGCAGTATCAGATTTACGTATAGATCTTAGTAAGCTATCAGCGTCCCCAATAAACGCATACCTTAATTTTTTTTCTGCCATTATGCTACTTTCTTTACTAGACCTGTTCTACCACTTGTTGATATTCTTATTGGTATATCTATAACTTTTGCCATTTGTGTTGTTGTCTTGATTGCTTTAAACACTCTTTCTAAATATTCATCTTGTATTTGTGGTAATGCGTTTCTAATTGTTTTACCAACAACATAACCACCAAAACCTGTTTGAAATGCTTTATCCCCTACAAATCGTCTATATAAACGTCCTGCACCCGGTCTTGATCTAGGTAATGTACCTAAACTACCTTGTGTATAATATCTAAAACGCTGTCCTTTGTTTGTGTTTCTTGGAACTGGTTGATAAATACGACCAAATTCTAAAGATAATACTGCGTCATTTCTATGACCTTGTAATTCTATACTTGCTTGATTTTGCCTTGCACGACTTTTAATACCTTTTACAGCACGATCCCTACGGTGTACTGGTCTGCCTTGTATGTTTTGTTGTTTACCAAGTTTTATAGCGTCATTTGAAACTTCGTCTGCTATTGATTTGTTTACCCTACGTATTGTTTTGTTTATTTCTTTATCTAGCTTTTTAAAATCACGTAATAGTTCGTTTAATCCACTTACACCAACAGCACCAGTAATAGCAGAAGTTCTACCCCTGCCCATTTGTTCAATTCTTGCCATATTTTCTTGTTAATACATCAGCAATGGCCACTACTATTTCTATATCGGTATCTAGTAAGTCGTTTGGGTTTAGACCTGTATTTGCACTAATTGTTGCAATAAGGTCTATTACTTCGCTTTTGGGGTATCACTTTGAAATTCCTTAATTGTATCTACTTTATTTAAGAAATCATCAAAATTATCTGTTTCCCCTTTACGTTTAGCACCTAGCCAACTCAAATACGCAGCGTGTTCATAACGTGCTTCTTTTGGATCAGCTAGAACGCCAAAACCTACATTAAACTGCCGTTCAAAACCAACTAAATCAATCGGTCTAATATCAGCTTCTATTTCTTTACCGTCTTGGTATTTAATTATGTAACCTGAGTTCATAAAACTATATTAGTCCTTTCAATTTTTAAATGTTGTTTTTACTAAGAAGTTGCCCTAGTAATTGTTCCACTTGTTGGAAATGATACGGACATAGTTGCAAGTTCACCAACACCGTTAGCAACTGGACTATGTGAATTTACCAACACATTACCAGCATAACTAGGATTTGTTGAACTTACAGAACCACTTGTTGGTTTTACAACAAATGCTGTTGTAGATCCAAGTAATGGAAATAATGTTGCGTCCACTTCACTACTTGCGAAATCTTGTTGGAACTCTATAGATAGTGTTCCGTCTTTTAATCCACCAGTTCTAGATTGAAATGTATCACCCATAGCTGTTGTAACGATTTCATCAGAAGTAATTTCTAATGTAACACTTGAAACGTGATCTGATAAGTCCACGCTATTTAGTACAACACTAGCGTCTGTTAAAACAAATTTTGCCAATGTAAACTCCTTTCAAACTTAATTTTATAGTTAAGTAAAGAAGTTAAGTTATGTGTGTTATTCTATTCCAGCTTCTTGTTTGAATAATTTTTGCCGACTTTCATACCAATCTTCGCCATATTTATTTCTACAATGATTTACTGTACTTTGTCTTAATCCAAACAATCTATTCCATTTGTTATGTTTTAAATCTTCAGCGAACCACATTTGACACATCAATATGTTTTTAAAATGAATATGCGTTGATAATCCCCACGAGTGTTTATAAATTTTATCTTTTATTTGTAAATCAGCACCTAACCGACTAACCCAATTAATTTCTACATACCATTGTTCATTATCCAAAACAACAATATTTTTATCGCCAATATTTATTTTTTGTTTTGGGTTTATTTTATTTGGCATAAAATACTCCAATCTGTTTTGTACGTTTTTTTAATTATACAACACTAAGTGATAATTTTCAATTTGACTATTCTATGCCGATTGTTGCGTGAATAGAAAAACTTGGATTAGTTCCAGATATTGTGTAGTTAAGTCTGTAATAAGTATCTGTTATTGCACCTGCTGCACTTTGGTAATCAGCACCTATTGCAGTAATACCTGTAAATGTAATTCTATCTGTTGGACTTGTAAAACTTGAATTATCATCTGATTGCAACTTAAAAGTTACTGTTGGTGTTGATGTACCACTAACAGCTGTACAATGTATAGCAACATAAACTTTTTCTGTTGCACCAACTGCACCTAACTGTACCCCGGTTGAATTACCACTAGCTGTTAAAGCACCGTCTATTTCTATTTTGCCTTGTACTACCTCATCATCTGATTGCGATTTTGAAATAGTAAATGGTGCTATTTCACCAACAGATCCAAACATTTGATAACTAAATAATCTTGACTTCATAAAGTAAGCTGTATTGCCTACACCTGCGTCTGGTACTGTTGTAACGATTAATTCGTTGCCTATTGAAGCACCAAGTAAAGCGTCTGGTTTATTTGCACCAGCTTCATAAAAACCGTCCATTGATAATGTACTATCTTTAAGTCCACCTAATTTAGATTTAAAACCACCACTATTAATTGTTGTTGCGTCTAATTCTTCAGCTGTCATTTCTAAATTTACGCTTGTTACGTGGTCTGATAAATCGTACCCACCACTAAATACTTTACCGTCATTGAATACAAATTTAGCCATTATCTACTTCCCACGCTTCATTGATGTTTGGTGTGCTTTTATCATCTTTTATATATGTGCCGTCTTTTTTTCTAGCACGTTTTTTCTTAATTGTAGTCGGTTCAATATGACCACCTTTTATTAATGACTTAGCAACATTTTCATCTTCAATAGTAATAATTTGTCCTTTTTCTTTATCCATTACTTTTTTATTACCAATAATTTTATATTTTGCCATTTGATCCACCCTTACAAGTGTCTGGACAAGACATACAACAATTCATTAACTTGTTCCTTTCGTATAAACCTGTACTTCAATGTTAGCACCGATTGCGTCAATTCCATTTACGCTTACATCTGCACTTACATTTGAAACCGATACTGCCCTTGCGTCTGTATCACTAAGTCCTAAAGTCCTATTATTAAATATAGTTTGTCTTACGCTATTTGAACCTTGCCCTGTTATATATCCGTGTAGCTTGTCTTGTGCTGTTCTGCTGTCTGCACGTTGTACTGCAATTAAAACATCAAATGTATATAGATCAGTTCCCCTTTGCATAGCTAAATCAAATTGTATATCTGTTGGAACAATAAATGCTGCTGGAAAGTTTAAACCCATATCTGGAACATTATCATAACAACGAAGTCCAGAAATATTATTTAATGTTGTTTTCATACCGTCTGTAATTTCAGCAAGTGTAGACACTAGGAAACACCTAAAATTGTGCCTTTACGAAATGGTGCAATTAATCGTGTGATTTCCCTGTTTTGTTGAATATTAACTACGCCAAAATCACCAACACCGGCAACGCCTAGTGGTGCGTTTCGCATAGCAAATAGTTCGCTTGATAACATTAGTGTAGCTTGTTTGATTTGTGCCGGGACACTTGCATAACCCCATTTTGCAGTTATTTCTGCACGTGGTCTATTACTTGAAAAATCTAGTGGCCACTCGTGACTACCGTCTGAAATTAATTCTACAATATAAAACGGGTTTCCTTGTATGCCACCCACAACACCGTTTATTGGTAATACTTGATAATCGCTAGATGATACGGTTTTTTCATAAGTTCCGTCATCATCATCATCATATTTAACTACTAGACCTGTAGTTGTTGAAATATCATCTACACGAAGTCTATATAAATCGTTTGTGAAAAACTTACGTGCAGAAGCTGATCCGTCTGCGTAAAACTGTCTGCCACAAAATGCGTCTATTTGTCGTGAAGCTGCATTTACTGCGTCATCAATTAAGCTATCATCAGCACTATCGCTTGTTGGTATGCCAACAAACGTCTTAAATTCGTTCTGTGTACAGTAGCCGTTAGTAATTGCCATAAGATATTATCTACCTTTCTTTCGGCCTTTACCTTTGCCACCTTTCATTTTTTTACCGTAACCTTTACCTTTTGGCATTGTTACTTTTTCTTCTCTACTTTTTTTTCAGCTTTAGGTTTTGCAGTTTTTGTTTCAACTGATCCACCAGCTTTTTTAATTGCGTCTTTAACTGCTTTAGCACGTTCTGCCTTTCCATAGAGTTCGTACGCCTTAAGTTCTTCTTTAAGTGCTTCTATTAATTCTTTGTCTTTTTTTGCCATAATTCTTTCCTAAATGGTCTGGTGTGTTGGTTGCCCAGCACACCAAAACCATAATTAAATTAGAAACTAGGTGTAATTAAACCTGTTCCTTGTATTTTTGTAATTCCTGTTGGATACCTTCCAGAAGCAAAAGCAACATATCCATAAACAACCATTTTAGTTGTTAATGATCCTGCGTTTGTTTCTTCAAATTTCAACTGAAATAGATTATCTTCAAATAAAATATGGTCATCAGCTTTGACAACATAGATTTGGTCTTGGTCTGAACCACCACCGTCATCAGTTACAATATTTGCGTCTGTGATAACTGGAAGTCCTAATAAGTTTCCAACTACGTTACCGTATGCAGCTGCGTCACCAACGCCCATAGCATTGTCCGGGT